CCGCGCTCAAACTGATAACCACAAGCTGCTTGACACGGTGCGTGGTGCAACTGAAGAGCTAGAAAGTAACACCACTGGTGCTGAAGCGACTAACGCTGATGGTTTGACAGCGTTCAACTCGGATGGCTTTGCGCTGGGTGCTGATGTTGAGTACAACACCAGTTCTGAGGCTTATGTTGCCTGGACTTGGGACGCCGGTTCTTCAACCGTGTCGAACACAGATGGCACCATAACTTCTCAGGTAAGGGCGAATCCCACTGCGGGGTGCTCGGTTGTTAGTTATACGGGAACAGGGGCCAACGCCACAGTTGGGCATGGTTTAAACGCTGTGCCAGAAATGATTATAGTTAAAAACCGTGACGCGGCACTTAACTGGAATGCATATCATGTTGGAGTCGATTCCTCAAGTCCTGAGGACTACTTTCTGAGGTTAAATTTTACTGACGCGATAATTGCTTCAGTTAAGCGGTGGAACAACACCGCCCCCACAAGTAGTGTCTTCTCAGTAGGAACTTCTGGTAATGTAAATGGTAATACCCAAGATTTGATTGCCTACTGCTTCGCCCCAGTCGAAGGCTTCAGCTCCTTTGGTTCGTTTACTGGGTCAACTTCAAATACATTTGTTTACACCGGAATGCGTCCACGGTGGCTGATGATTAAGCGGACTGATACTACTGGTAATTGGCAAATCCTTGACACCGAACGGGAAGGTTACAACGTAGATAATGACCCTTTGTGGGCAAACCTTGCTGATCAAGAGGGTACTACCGACATTGCAGATATTCTCAGCAACGGTTTCAAAATGCGTGATGGCGCTACTGGCGATTACATCTACGCAGCCTTCGCTGAACATCCTTTCAACACGAGCCGTGCTCGGTAGACTTTCCTTATCACCGCGGAACCATGCCCTACTACCTCGACGGCAGCGCAATCTCAGATAACCGCGCATTTGTCCACGGCGGGATTCAGTATCCCGCTAACTGGATTCGCCTTTCAACCCAGGAGGATCGCGACGCGATTGGCATGACTTTTGTGCCAGAAGCCCGCAACTGGGATCAGCGTTTTTACTGGGGCTACGACGGCAATGGCGATCTAATCCCCAAAGATCACGCTGATCTCGTTTCCCTTTGGACGGGTAAAACTCGGGACACTGCGGGCGGCTTGCTGCAAGGCAGCGACTGGATGGTAATTCGCCAGGCAGATAATGGCACAGCAATTGATGACGCCTGGAAAACCTGGCGCGAATCAATCCGCACGGCATCAAGCGCAAAGATCACCGCTATCGCCGCAACATCTACAACGGACGAGCTGCGGGCATACATTCTTGGTGCCGATTACCCTGTATGGCCACAAGATCCCAGTCAACCAGTTGTAACTGAATCCGACGCTGATACCGTTGAGGTAGGCGACGCAACTGCTGCCAGCGCTGGACCTGTGCCCATCGACACGCCGTAACCATGGCTATCCAACCCGGCAAATACGACATCACGCTGCAGCGCCGAGCTGATTACAGCGTGACTTTGCGGTTCATTGACAGCAACAGCGTCTCAATCGATTTGACAGGTTGGACAGTTGCAGCGCAGGTGTGGAATAAACCCCGGACCACAAAATACGCTGATTTTGCTGTGACCTACACAGACCGCGCAAATGGCACCGTTGCAGTCGCGCTGACAGACACCGAAACAGCTACGTTCCCAGACGACGCGTATTATGACGTCCTGCTCACGAACACTGACGGACTGAAAGAGTATTACCTTGAGGGCACCATAACTGTTTCTGAGGGGTACACCGCATGACTGCCGTTCAGGTCAGCTCAGTTAAAAACACGGTTGTTGTTACTGGTGATGCCGACACCAGAGTTGTCACGGTCGCGACCGCAGGGCCTCAAGGTGCAGCAGCAACTGTTGCAGCGCTAGAAGCTCGCGTTGCAGCACTAGAAGCTGTTGACTATCTGGTGCTGCAGGACGGCAACTAATGGCGGTTAAGTCGAAGACTGCACTGGGGCGGGTTGAGCACAAAGCCGGTCATCCCAAGACCACAAAACAAGGTTTCGGACAGCACTCACGGCCTCGCCGTCGTGGTAAAAAGCCCTTGCGGGGTCAGGGTCGTTAGCGTTAGGGCAGCGTTAGTGCCCCCGTGGATCGCCTAAATGTTGAGCTAATCGGCGGCATCTTGGCTATCGCCGTGCAGGCTGGTATTGCGGTCTGGTGGGCTAGCGGCGTCAGCTCCAAGATGTTTCACATCGAGCATGAGCTGATGAAGCTGAATATGAACGTGGAGCAGAACACCGAGTTTCGTATTCTCTGGCCGCGTGGCGAAATGGGTGCGTTGCCGGACGATGTTAAACAGGATTCCGCAATTCAGGTATTGCAGGCAGAGGTTGAGCGGCTTAGACAGCGGACAGTATGCGCCCGATAAATGGACCCCGACAAGCTAGAAAACTGGCGAAAGATTAAGGAAGTATTAGAACAAGCTGGGAAAACCGACTGCGATTACTACCGCCGAGCCGTTGTAATCCTGCAGGGCCGCAGGGACCCATGGCGCCCACCTTCGATAGACTGAATCCAACAGACCGCAGCCGTGGATCCGTTTATCACGCCATTGATCACGGCCGCAATAGTTGCTGGCGTTGGTGCGCTTTGGCGCATTGATAAACGTGCCAGCGTGATGGACACGCGGGTGGCGCTAATCCTTGAGCAAATCACGGCATTGCGAAGTGATCACAAAGAACGTCTCGACGATCACGAACGCCGGTTGCGTCGCCTTGAACAACAGGGCTAACTTTCAAGCAGTCAACGCCTCCAAATGGACCCCACTACCCTTGCCGCAATCGCAATTCTCGCCGCGGCCGGATCTGAAATCATCACCCTGCTGCCGATCCGCGAAAACAGCTGGGTCCAGCTGCTGGTCAAGGTGCTCAACGTTATTGGCAAAAAAAAGTAGGCGGCACAACTTGGCTTCTGCGCTTTGGCGATAAGGATTGGCGGCACCACGTCCACAAAGCAGCGCAGGATTGGAAATTCAGGGCCACTCTCAAACCGCGGCTAGATCGCGAGATTGAGGATTGGCATAAAACCCAACCTGCTGCGGGGCCGCCACCAATCATCAGCAGCGATGAGCTGCGCATATCTGCACCCTGGGCCACCGATGAGCAACCCGGCACCGATCAGTCTTGAGCAGCTGTTTCGCTACTACAAGGCGCTGCCCCACCAGGCCGCGGCAATTAAAGAACTAGAGGCCGACCTAGAGGCCAACGGCTACGAAACGGCAATGCGCCGTGATCGCGGCTGGTTCCAGACTTGGAGCCAAGACGGCAAGCAAGCCAATTTGGCTGCAGCCATCGCGCTGATTAAAGAGTTCGAGGGCGTGCACCTGAGCGCGTACCCGGACCCGCTAAGCGGCGATGAGCCTTGGACCATTGGTTACGGAACCACGCGCTACAGCGGCGGCGTGCCGGTCAAGCGTGGCGATCGGATCACGATCATCGAAGCCGACATGTTGTTGCGGCTTGAGGTGGACCGCATCGCTGAGAAGCTGCGGGCCAGCGTGCCGTTCTGGAAAGAGATGGACGACAACCAGAAGTCGGCTCTGGTGTCGTTCGCCTACAACCTCGGTTCTGGTTTCTACGGCTCTGGCGGATTCGAAACGATCAGCCGCTGCTTGAAAGAAAAAGATTGGGCCGGAGTGCCTGCAGCTCTGGAGCTGTACCGCAACCCTGGCACCAACGTCGAGGCTGGCCTGCTGCGGCGGCGCAAGGCTGAAGGCAAATGCTGGGGCAAACATCGGCCGCAGTATCAGCAGCAGACCGCGAAGCTGAGCATTGATGCGCCATTTACGGCCAGGATGACGCCGCACATCACCTTGGGCGAATTTGCGCTCGGTCAAGAGGCGCGGCGGTTTGTTCGTGCCGATCAGCTAGAGATCGCCGCTGAACTGGCGGCATTCCTGGAGCGGGTGCGCGTGGCGTTTGGCGGCAAACCCGTCATCATCACCTCCGGCTATCGACCGCCTTTGATTAATGCCGCGGCAAATGGGGCTAGCAACAGTGAACACCTCTACAAACCCGGTTGTGGTGCGGTTGATTTCTACATCGATGGCGCCGACATCTACAAAGTCGAGGATTGGTGCGACAAAAACTGGCCCTACTCAATCGGATACGGAGCCGGTAAGGGCTTTGTCCATGTAGGCATCCGCAGCAGCAGGGCTAGGGTTCGCTGGGATTACTAATCGCCAGTGCTGCTACCAGACCATGAAATTCGCCGGCTATGCCAGCGCAATTCCCTGCTGTCGCCGTTTAATGAGGAACAGCTAAACCCAGCCAGCTATGACGTGACGCTGGGCACCCAAATCATGGTCGAGGTGGCGCAAACTTCGGAGCTGCAGAAAATCCAGCTACACGGCCACACGCCCGACGATCCGTTTTGGATTCAGCCGGGCGAGTTTTTCCTGGCCGAGACGATGGAGATTTTCAATCTCCCCGATCACGTCGGCGCTCAGTTCGTGCTTAAGTCCAGCCGCGCTCGCGAGGGCTGGGACCATGCCGAGGCTGGCTGGGCGGATCCGGGCTGGTTTGGCAGCAGGTTGACCATGGAGCTGCGGAATCAGCGCCGCCTCCATCCACTTCCGATCTGGCCTGGCCTGCGCATCGGCCAGATGAAGTTTCTACTGGTCAGTGGCCGCGTTGAGAAGAGCTACGCGCAGACTGGCCGCTATAACGCCGACCTAGGCGTTACCGCTAGCAAGGGCTAACGTCCGACTGGCGGAGGAGACATGCCCCGGCCTAGCCAACCGGGGCTTTTTCACGGCAGCATGATCGCCGGGTTTTTTAGCGGTGCCATGCGCTGCCGCAGCACCTTGCCAGGCGCCTCTGCTGGATCATCCAGCTGCAGCATGGTGAAGCTATCGACGCCGTGCTTTTCAGCCCACCAGCTGGCGGCCTTGTGGGTGTCGAAGGGGCCGACGTGCCAGGGGCCGACCTTGAGGATGTATTGCATGGCGGGAGCGTAGGGGCAGCGGGCCGTTCCGTCTAGGTCAGGCGAGGTCGGCCCAAGTTGCGAAAGCTTCGGCGGCGGCGGTTTCGAGGGAGCAGCCGGTGCCGCGGCGGATCACCTCGGTGGACAAGGTGACGGAAGCGATCAGCTGGTCGGAGGGGCTGGTGATGCCGGCTGCGGTGATGGCGGCGAGGGCGGCGGTGGAGTAGGTCATGAGTCCGGTTCGGTTGATGCAATAACTATACACCACAAACGGGGCACTGTGGCAACAGGGCATGAAGCGATCCCAAAGAAACCCAGAAAACCAAGCCGCAACGGTGGCACCCGCTACCGTTAGCCAAGCGGCGGCTAGCCCATGCGGGCGTTTTACCTAGAAATCTCCGCCAAGCTGGTCTATCGCTCTGACAGCGATCCAGACGACTTGCCGGCTGACATTTACAGCCAGATCAGCGAGTTCATCCCGAGCGATGAGGACATCATCGATATCGAGGTGCAAGCTCTGCCCCTTCCTGCGGATCTATGTGGAACAGCATCACATTGATGAAACGCGCCTAGTCACGCGGCGCTCTGCCCGCGATCAGATCCACTTGGCGTGGAGTTACCGCTGCGCATACTGCGACGATCCGCTAGGCCGCTCGCCAACGCTCGATCACATTGTTCCAAAGGTGCACGGCGGCCTCACTGTCCGGGAAAACCTCGTGAGCTGCTGCCTGGCCTGCAACTCATCCAAAGGCCACAAAGACTGGACCACTTGGTTCCGCGCGCAGGAATTTTGGTCAGCACTCCGCGAGTGGGCCATTGCGCGCTGGCTGAACGGCGAGCACTAAACTGCAAGCTCGAAATTCTATTGAGGAATCTCGAAGCGTCCGCCGACGGCAGGCGACGGTGAGGGGAGGACTGCTCCGGCAAGCTCCCCACCTGCCACTATTTGGCCAGCAGTTCATCCAAGTACATCTCGGCTTGCCAGAGGTCCGACGAATACCTGCAGTAGCCATGCGCGCAACTGCGGTAGTAGATCTCCATGCCTTCCCGAAACAGGGTTTCGATGTAGCCGCCGTCCCGGTCGGTGCGGCTAACAACCTCTAAACGGTTCATAAAATTCGCACCTGGCCGCATAGCGTCCACCGCTTCGTTTTGATTCTGGCAAGGCCAGCTCGCAGCAATGCCGCTGGGTATCCCATTGCAGGCAGTCCCAGCACATCCGTTTGTCACCCGGTGGTCTGATCTGACTGACGGCCGCCTGGTAGATCACCTGGGCCTTTAGCAGCGCCTCCTGCAGCGTGATAGCGCCAGTGTCAGCTTCAATCTGATGCTCAGGTTTAGGCCCCAAAATCACGCGCGCGTGCCACGTTCGATCGGCGCGGTCGCAAACCAGCAGCAGGCGACCAGCGTGGAGCCGGATCATTCGGTTTCGCCCGCTGATGGCTGGTGGTAGATCCGCTCAAGCTGCATCGATGGCGGTTCAGGCTCGGCCAGCATCGGGTCGTCGCTGTTGGCCGCCACAAATACGCTTGGCCATCCCAGCTCTTTGACCACCACCAAGCTGGTCCTAGGACTCTTGACCAGAATCCGCAGCGCCAGGCGCTCTAGCAGGTTCAGCCCAGGCAGATACATCATGCGCCCAGTTTGGCGATGAGCCGATCCAAATACCAGCGGCATTTCTGGGCGTTTTCTAAAGGGTCACCCTTCAACCAAAGCCTCAGCAAATACTTGATCGCATTTCCATGGCAGTAGGCGGTAGGCATGTCTGGCGCGTCCTGAATGGCGCTTTCGATGATCTCAATCACTTCCACCGGGCCGCGGTTGTAATGCGGCGGATGGTTCACGTTGTCAGGCATCAAGCCATCCCCATGCGATACGTCGGCAGATTCGCCAGGCGTGTTTTTCATCGACATCAAATTCAAAGGCCAACTGCCGATAACTCCAACCCTCGTCGCGGAGCCGGCGCATTTTGCGGACCAGCTCCGGCGTGAGCAATGCGTTCAGGTTGTGCTCGCCGCGTTTGAATTTGCGGCCTTCAGGTATTACGCCCATTTGCCCAGCAATTCAGCGCGGCAAACCTGGATGGCCTGCTGGGCCTGCTTATGGGTGAACACCGATTGACACTCATCCATGGCCATGCAGACCTTGGCGTGGAGTTCGGCGTAGTCCGTGTCGCGGAAGTTGGCGGCAATGTCGGCGCAGAACTCATCCCACAGGCCCGTGTAGGTCTTACGGCGTGCATCGCCTACGGGCAACTCATCGCGGCCGCTGCGCCGGTAGAGCGATTCCAGAAAATCGGCGCGTTGTTGGTCTAGCTGTTGCTCGGTCATGGCTCGATCAGATTTTTGAGACGGTGGAGTTCGGCGCAGAGCTGCTCGCGGTTGCGAATGCCATGCGTGCCGCGTAGCTGTTCCACGCGGACGTCAATCAGCAGGCGCAGGCGGTCGCGTTCGCATTGCTGGCCGGCCCTGAACGTGTTGCTGCGATCCAGAAGCTCATAAAGCCTGGCACGGACGGGATCGGTCATGCCACCTCTACCTCGCAAGATGGCCAGCGGTTCTGGGCGTATTTGATCGCCGCGCTTTTGTTTTCTGCGCGGGTGATCCATGTGAGCGGCTTGGCGCCTTTCGGGTAGACGATCAGCCGATACTCCTTGGTACGGCTGCCGCTCTTTGGCCGGCTGACGCCCTCGCCATAGCAACCTTGGGGCTGGTCAGCCCATTGCAGCAGTGCGCCCTTGATCTCAGCCATTGGTGATTAGGTGGTTGTCTTTGTCGGGGTTAAGCCAGCGGATTTCGTCCCAATACTGAATCCAGCCATCGAACGCCTCAGCTTTGGCTTGCTGGAAATTCTCAGCCCGGATGCATTCCCGCACCGCTGCGCTTTCGATATAGAAGTAATAGGACTTCTCAGTCATATCGGGGATAGCGGTTGGCCATACTTGAGCGATCACCAGCAAAGTCTTGAACGTGCAGCCAAGCAGAAGCAGTGCGCGCTTGGGCTGCGTCTTCAGGGGTCTGGAAGTAGCCCAAAAATTGATAGTTGCCATGCATAAGCAAGTGAGCCTTGAATCGTTTTTTAATTGGATCCCAAATAATGTCGGGCTTATCAGTCATGGCGCACATACTCCTGAGTGCCGGAATGGGTGGAGCCATGGTGGGCAGTGGCGTCAAGGCCGATCATCGCGAAGGCGCCTGCAGCGATGACGAAGCAGAGCAGGTTGCCGAGTTTGTTGCTCATGTGGTGAGCGCCTTACGGACGCGGTAGGTGGAGAGGTTCAAGCGTTCAGCAATCCGCTGTTGGCTCATGCCAGTGGTGCGGAGGATGCGAACGCGGCGATCGGTGGAAGCGGTAAGCCAATCGATCACTGCTATTAGGAACAGCAGAGGAAGAAACAGCTTCCAGATCGCCAAGAAAAAAGTGGTGATCATGGTTTCATGGGCGGCCGGTTGGCCGTGCCGTAATTGTGCCCCGCCTACAGAGCACAGGCTAGGGCGTTGTGACAGTTGTTCACACAGCCCCGTCGCCTACAGCCAAGCTCACCGGAACCCGCAGCATCGGCTTGCTTTGCCCAGTAGGTCCAATCCGGCCCCAGCCCACTACAGCGGGGCTGACGTTCAGCTCGACAGTGAACCAAGAATGCCCGCAGGCCAAGCATTTCCGCTTGCGCGTGATGTGCCCCTGGTCATGCCCATTGGTCGCTGCGGCTCGAATGTTGCTGCTGCTGCACTTCGGACAGTTCACGGGTTAGCTATCGTTGGATGTACCCCATCCCTAGCATACGGTGAACTTCGGCGACTGGATGGCGGTGGACCTATCCACCGAGCAAAAATTCGAGATCGAAAAACAAGCCCGCAGCCTGCTCGAAAGCGAAGACGCGGGCGTATTTGCCGCAGCTCTGCTGAAACAGTGCTGCTATCAGCAGCAGCTGCTCCAACAGGCCGTCAACGAAATTGCCCGCCTGGAGTGCGAGCTGATGTGATCAGAACATGTCGCCTTCAACCTCGACCACCTGGCCGTCAAAGGCTGCGGCGAGCTTCTGAGCGCCATCGCCAGGATCCACCCAGTCGCGCGGAGGCTGGCCCACTGCGCTGATGTAGTTCAGCCCCGACTTGGCCTGTTTCTTCCAGCCGCTGATCGGCACCTGAACCGACCCGTACTGATCCGGGGTCTGGCTCATCACAAAGCGGCAGAGCGCGTCCAGCTCTTCCACCTTGATATTCATCATTCCCGAAAAGTCAATTTTGCTGTCGGGCTTGGTGCTCTTAAAGATGCTCAGGTTCAGCTTGAAGCTCATGGTTTTTTGTGGGTGATGGTGTTGGCCTGTTCAAATTGCTCCACCTCGGCCAATGGGTAGAGCACAACGCCGGGCGTCTTGAAATACGCCGGCCCCTTCTCAGCCTTGCGCCATCGCATCAGCGTGTCAGGGTGTAACCCCCAACGCTTGGCCAGCTGAGTTGCTGTCAAATACTCAGAAGAGTTCGCCATCCTCGACAGGCTCCGGCTTGGGTTGTTCCGCCACCTTGGCGTTTAGATCAGACACTGGCGAGGTGACCGTGACCTCTTCAATGTCGATCGCCTCCTCTTGCGTGTGGGTAATGCCCACCAGCAGCTCGGGCACATACAACCGGCCCCACATTGCTGCCGACCGATAGCGAATCATTAGCTCGGGCATGGTGCGCCATTTGCTGCCGCTTTTGGTCGCCCAGCCCTCAGCCTTGGCCATCGCCATGCTGACGGTGGGGCCAGTCAGATCCTTGCCGGTGGCTTTTTCCTTTGCCACGGCGTAGCAGGCCAGATCATCGCCTTTGCCCGACATTTCGTACCGCAGCGGCTCAAAGCGGCCGCAGCCGTTAATCAGCGCAATGATGAACTGGCTTGACCAGCTAGGCCGCCCGTGAATGATGTGCAGGTTTTGCATAACCTGCAGCGGGCTGAGGCCCATCCGGCCTGCAATCTCCAAGGCCACCAACGTATTGGCCAGGCCCTGTTGCCCTTGGAACTGCTGCGGCACCAAGCTGCTGCTGGCCAGCGCCTTGGCAATACGCTGCGCATCCTCGAACGCTTGAATCCCGCCGAACACGTTGCCGGTGGTTGTTAGTGCGTTGTTCTGGTCCATCAGAATCCCTCGATCTCATCGGTGGTAATCGGCGCGCTTGTGCCCTTCTTTGCCCAGTCAGGCAAGGTGAGCGTTTCGATGGCGTCGCTGTAGCTAGGCCATTGGTCGGTCTCGCGGCAGTCGGCCAGCTTCTGCAGATCGCGCTGGCATAGTCGCCAACCGTGTTCTATCAGCTCTTCATCTGCGGCATAGACGCCGACGCCATACGGCGCCTCAGTTTCAACCGCGATAAAGATGAACGCCTCTGGCCGGATGTTCGTGGCCTGCTCAATCCCGTGGCTGTACCAGGCAGCCTGCACGCCGTAGCGATAGGCCATCACGCTTTGCCGAAAACCTCGCGGGCTGGCGTCGCGTGTGCTCTTTAGGTCAATGGCGATCTTGCCATCGTCGCTGAGCCAGTCCGGCCTGCACTTGCACTGCAACCCGGTGGCAGCATCGCGCCACATGTGCGTGGTCTCAGGCTCGCCGTTCATCGTCAGCAGCATTGCCGCCGCTGGGTGCTTCCACACCGCTCGGCCCATGTGCTGGACTTTCTCGCCCTCCTCAGCAGTTAGCACCTGCTTGCCTTGGGCGATTGCCTGAAACTGCGCCCAGGTTTCTTTCCCGGCTTTGGTACGCCGGTCAATGCCAGCCGGTGCTACGGCCCACTCGTCATCCCATTTGCTCAGCTCAAGCGTGTGGGTATGGAAGGCACTGCCAAGCCGCATCGATGGCGTCGGTTCTGGCGTCACCCGTTTGGGGTCCACATACCGCGCCCAGTAATGCAGCGGACTGCGGGCGATTTTGTCGAGATGGCTTTTGCTGATGGCTGGATGCGCGTGATACGCGGCGTTGTCCATGACTTGTGGCAACTTGTGGCAGCCTATAGCCTGTTGCCATGCAATGCAACGCTATGCAGCTGCGGCCATACCAAAACCGCGCCATCGGCGATCTCCGCCATGCCTACCGCTCTGGTAGCCGTTCGCCCCTCCTATGCCTACCGACTGGCGGCGGCAAGACCGTCATCTTTACCGCCATCGCCCAAGCAACAGCAGCTAAAGGCATCAACGTCCTGATCCTGGTGCACCGCCGCGAACTGCTGCGCCAAGCATCTGCCAAGCTCCGCGACGTAGGTCTGCAGCACGGAACTATTGCTGCCGGCTTGCCCCTAACCAGCGACCATGTGCAGGTCGCCTCAGTGCAGACCCTGGTGCGCCGCCTGTCGCGCATCGACTGGCAGCCGGGCCTGATCATCATCGACGAGGCTCACCACGCTGTAGCCGGATCTTGGGACCGTGTGCTCAGCCATTGGCCCAGCGCCTACAGGCTCGGCGTATCTGCCACGCCATGCCGGCTAGATGGCCGCGGCCTAGGCAATGCGTTTGACGCCCTGGTGCTAGGGCCATCCGTCGCTGATCTGACCTGCCAAGGATTTTTGGCGCAGGCTCGGATCTACGCGCCACCCGTGATTGCGGACCTGGGCAAGCTTCATACCCGCGCAGGTGACTACGCCACCGATGAGGCTGCCGACGCAATGGATCGGCCCACCGTTACCGGCGACGCGGTTAGCCACTACCAGCGACTGGCAGCAGGCCAGCCCGCCATCGCCTTCTGCTGCAACACAAAGCACGCAGCATCAGTCGCCCGCCAGTTCCAAGCAGCAGGCATCAACGCTGCCACATTGCTAGGCACAAACAAACCCGAGGAACGCGATCAGCTGGTAGCTGACCTGGCCTCAGGCCGCCTGCATGTGCTGGTCACTGTCGATGTGGTCAGCGAGGGTTTCGACTGCCCCGGCGCATTTGTCGCAATCCTGCTGCGGCCCACAAAATCCGAATCGCTCTACCTACAGCAAGTCGGCCGCGTGCTCAGGCCAAAGCCCGATGGCAGCAAGGCGCTGATCCTCGATCACGTCGGCAACGTCATGCGGCATGATTTCCCCGATGCACACCGCGCATGGTCGCTCGCTGATGGCCTCAGGCGTGCCAAAGCCAGCTCAGCAGCGCCAACAGTGCGCACCTGCCCCAGCTGTTATGCAGCGTTTAAGCCCCAACCGCTATGCCCGGTCTGTGGGGCTGATTGCGCGCCTAAAGCAAAACGCGGGATGGCCCAAGTGGATGGAGAGCTGCAGGAACTGCGCCGCGAATCAGTCAAGCAGCGCATTGCTGAACGGACTAGCCATCGCAAGCAGCAGGGCCGTGCTCGCACGCTTTCAGATCTGCTCGCTCTAGCCAAAGAGCGCGGCTACTCTCCTGGTTGGGCGTACAAGGTCTACGCATCGCGTGGCAAACGATGAGACCACAATCCAGCAGCAGATACGCCTTGCGCTAGGCACTCGATCCGACCTGCGACTGTTTCGCAATAACACCGGCACGCTCCCAGATCCGCGCACTGGCCGCCCCGTGCAATTCGGCCTCGCCAAAGGATCCGCTGATCTCATTGGCCTGCGCACTGTCACCATCACGCCCGACATGGTGGGGCAGCAGGTGGCCGTCTTCACCTCTATAGAAGTCAAGACCCAATCAGGCCGCGCAACACCCGCGCAGCAGAACTGGCTTCATATGGTGCGCCGCGCTGGTGGCATCGCAGGAATCGCTCGCTCAGTGCAAGACGCGCAATACCTATTGGATTCTTGAGACTCGCCTGCAAGGCGTTCCCAACCTCCTAACCCTGCGCCACACTCTGACGGCTACACCTCCGCCGTCTAATGGCACCCATCGTCGATCAGCTCTGCGCCATTCCCGACACCTGGGCGCTAGTCGCTGTAGGTAACGACAAACGCCCATATCAGCCCGAGTGGCAGAAACACCCGCTCACTAAACGCCAAGTCGAGGCCGAGCTATCCGCAGGCCGTGCCGTAGCTGTTGGCGTCCTAGCTGGCCCACCCTCAGGTGGCCTCCTATTCGTTGATCACGATGGCCTCGGCGCTTCAGAAGTGCTCGAATCCATCGGCACCTCACTCCGCGAACTCCCCAAATCCTGGGCCGTAACTTCCGGCCGGGATGGTCGCCTGCAAATCATCTACAGCGTCCCCGAACCCTTCTGGGATCAGATCAAAACCACCAAACTCAAATCCAGCATTAAAGGCGAACAGCTAGAGCTGCGCTGGACCGGCTGCCAATCCGTTGTGATCGGCAAGCACCCGATGACTGGCGCCTATCGCTGGCTCAAAGATCGCTCGCCCGCTGACCTCCCATTAGCCGAAGCTCCATCGGTGCTGCTGCAGCAAATGCAGCGCCCAATCGAAACGCCACCTCTCCTGGCCGCGGCCAATCCAATCGAAGACGCCGAACGCGCTCGCACCTACCTAGCCAACATCCCCAGCTCAATCGCGGATGACTACGACGAATGGGTCAAGGTCGGAATGGCGCTCCATAGCGTCGGCGACGATTCCCTCCTGGCTGATTGGTGCCAATGGTCCGCAGCGTCCGGCAAGTTCAAAGCCGGCGAATGTGAGGCCAAATGGGCATCCTTCAAATCTGATTCGGGTGGCATTGGCCTTGGCACTCTCTACCACCTGGCTGGTGGAGTCTCCCCGCGTGATCAGGCCATCAAGGCCATCAAATCTGCCCTCGGCACAAACAACCCCAAGGCGCAAACGATCGGCTCTGGATCTAAAGCCATCAAGCTTGAAACCGATGAGCTGATCCAACTGATCCAACAGCAAATGTCGGATCGGCTGCGCTTCAACACCTACACCCAAAAAGTCGAGCTAGACGAAAAACCCATCACGGATATCGAGCACCGTTACCTCGAATTTGCCCAGATGGGCGTCAAGGTCGCCAAGGAGCTTGCCGCTGATTCCATGGTCTACGTCGCGCGCAAGAACCCTTACGACCCCGTGCGCGAATACCTCGACCGCGTAGCCGATGAGGTGACCCCTGCCCCTATCGACCACCTAGCAAGCGCCTACCTGCGCCCTGGTGACGCCCCAGGCAGCCTGTATGACGCCATGCTCCGCTGCACCCTGATCGCCGCTGTACGGCGTGTCTACGAGCCAGGCAGCAAGCACGACAGCGCGTGCGTCCTGATGGGGCCGCAAGGCTGCGGCAAATCCACCTTTTGGCGCAACCTCGGCGGCGCGTTCTTCTCAGACGCGCTCCGCGACATCAACAGCAAGGACGACCTGATGGTGCTCCATTCCAGCTGGGTTATGGAGTGGGCCGAACTCGATCACATCACCGGCCGCCGCCACGCTGGCCAGGTCAAGGCGTTTCTCTCTCAGCAGACCGACAAGTTCCGCGTGCCATACGGCAAGGCTGCTGAGGACTTTCCCAGGCGATGCATCATCGTTGGCTCCACCAACCGCGACAGCGGTTTCCTGGTAGATGACACCGGCAACCGCCGCTTTTGGGTCATACCCGTGACCGTTGCGCCCCACATCCCCGTTGATGGCCTGCTGCTTGAACGTGATGCCATCTGGTCTGCTGCTGTTGCCGCCTACCGCAATGGAGAGGCCAACCACCTGCCCCGTGAGCTTGAGCGCCAAGTGGAACTGGAGAACGAGAGCTACCTGGTTTCGAACCCGTGGCAATCCGCCATCGAGACCTATCTCACAAATCGCAGATCCGTCTCACCTTTGACATCAGAAGAGATTCTCACCAACGCAATCGAGAAACCACTGGAGCGCCAAACCAAGGGGGATCAGATGCAGGTGGCATCCATTCTCAAGGATCTCGGTTGGGTCAAGTATCGAGACTGCCAAAACGGCAAACGCCAGTACGCATGGCGTATGCCCAACCTTGCCTGACCAGGTTGGGAGCTGAGATCCACGGTCCCTATTGCCTTCTCCCTATCTCCTTACCTCCTAACCTCTTAGAAAGAATATAAATAAATAGAGAGAGAGGGGGGTATAGGGGCCTAAATACCTAAGTGTTAGGGGGGGGGTCGGGTTGGGTTGGGTTGGGCACGGCTTGCGCCTCCTACCCTGGGGACATGGGCAGCATCACCCTCGACGCAGACCTATCAGGCGCCATCAACTGGTCGGCCTCAATCGCGCGGCAAATGCCGTTCGCCACGTCTCACGCGCTCAACCGCACGGCCTTTGACATCCGCCAACAGCTCAACCACGAGACCGGCAGATATTTCGATCGCCCCACCCGTTTCACCCAAACCGCCTTCCGCGTTGACAAGAGCACCAAGCAGAACCTCACCGCGCTGATCTACGCCGAGGATCAACGGGCCAGATATCTGCGCTTTGGTGTCGATGGCGGCTCACGCCCCCAGAAGGGATTTGAACGCAAGTTCCTAGGCCTGACCGCTCCGACGATCTCACCCAACGCTCAGCTGCGCCCTACAGGCGCTGTAAGGCGCAATGCAGCGGGCAACGTGGGCCTCGCCACCCTTCGCAACATCAGCGAGCGCAGAGCGACCAAGGGGCACCGCAGCGTGATGGTTGGCCGCCCCACTGGTGGCGCTAGACCCCCAGGCATCTACGAACGCACAGCACGGGGCAAGCTGCGCCCGCTGTTCATCGCCACCACCACGCGGGCTAGGTACACACCACGCTTGCCGATGTCGGATATCAGCATGAAGATCGCCGAGACCCGCTGGATGGACTACCTGATGAGCAGCTTGCAGCAGGCAATCGCTACCGCCCGCTGAAATCCCTTGCGCCGCAACGGGTCTCAGCCGTCGAGGTCGCGGGTCCTTTCGGCCTCAAAGCCTGCGGGTCGTTCGTGCGCGCGTTGTTGGGGTAGGTGCGGGGTGGGAGGTTTGTGAGTCCCTGAGGTGCACTTTCCCCCTCCCCCGTTATTATTTAGGGGCATTTAATTGACATTAAGTCGCAATAAGGCTGGATGCTGCTTACTAAGGCCGACGCCGCAAGAGCTTTAGGCGTTCATCCTTCCGCGATTTCAAATGCCCTGCGCGATGGGCGCCTGGTGCCTGTGACTGGGCCTGACGGCCGGGAGATGATCAACGGCGATACGTTGCGCGATGACTGGAAGCAGAACACTCGGGCGAGGATGCGGCCGGTGAACGTGAGGACCAAGAGCGCGCCGATATCTCGGCCTAGTAGCGATGTGCCGGACTACAACGAAAGCCGAGCGCGGACTGAGCACCTGAAGGCGGAGCTATTGGAGCTTGAGAGGGCGGAGAAAGAGGGCGAGCTGGTCAGGGCCGATGAGGTGGCGAAGAAATGGGGCGAGGTGGTAGCTATTGCACGGACCAAGGTGATGGGCATTCCGAGCAAGGCGAAACAGCGAATCCCTGAGATCCCGGCGGATGCTTTTGTGGCGCTTGAGGAGATCGTCCGTGAGGCGCTAGAGGACCTGGCGGATGGCTGACATCAACGACTTGGTGCGCGGCGCTCTGGAGGGCTTTAAGCCACCGGAGAAATTGACGTTGAGCGAGTGGGCAGACAAGTTCGCGTTTCTGTCGGCAGAGAGTTCAGCAGAGGCCGGGCGGTGGCACACGCTGCCGTATCAGAAAGGAATGATGGACGCGGTGACTGATCCGAGCGTGGAGCAGATCACGGTGATGAAGTCCGCGCGGGTGGGATATACCAAGATGATCAACCACGCGATTGGGTTTCACATCCATCAGGATCCCTGCCCGATCATGGTGGTGCAGCCGACGGTTGAAGACGCCCAGGGCTACTCCAAGGAAGAGATTGCGCCAATGCTGCGCGATACGCCGTGCATCGCCGGGCTGGTAACGGAGGCCAAAGCGAAGGATGGCAGCAACACGATTTTGCAGAAGGGGTTTCCGGGCGGAACGTTGAGCCTGGTTGGGGCCAATAGCCCGCGAGGTTTCAGGCGGGTTAGCCGGCGGATCGTGTTGTTTGACGAGGTGGACGGCTACCCGGCGAGTGCTGGCACGGAGGGCGACCAGATCAAGCTCGGCATTCGGCGGACTGAGTACTACTGGAACCGCAAGATCATTGCGGGCAGCACGCCGACCGTGAAGGATTTCAGCCGCATCGAGCGGATGTTTGGCGAGTCAGACCAGCGGCGGTATTTCGTGCCGTGTCCGGATTGCGGGCATATGCAGTATTTGAAATGGCCGAACATTCGCTGGATTGACAACGACACGAGCACAGCGGCTTATGGCTGCGAGAGTTGCGGCGTTCTGATCCCGCACACGAAAAAGCGGTGGATGGTTGAGCGGGGCGAGTGGAGGCCAACGGCGCCTGGGAATGGCAAGCACGCTGGGTTTCATATTTGGGCGGCGTATAGCTACAGCCCCAACGCGACTTGGGCCAATTTGGTCGAGGAGTTTTTGGAGGCCAAATCAAACCCTGAGGCGTTGCGGGTTTGGATCAATACGGCGCTGGGTGAGACGTTCGAGGATGACTACGCGAGCAAGATTGGCGCCGAGGCGCTGCTGGAACGTTGCGAGCAGTACCAAGAGGGTTTACTGCCTGCTGGCGTGCTGGCGGTGACGATGGGCGTAGACGTGCAGGGCGGCGGCGGATCACTTGGGGAGAGATTGGCAATCAGCGTTTGGGGTTGGGGCCGTAACGAGGAGGCTTGGCTGATCCAGCACTTGGAGGTGGCTGGCGACCCGACGCGGGCAGAGGTGTGGAAACAGCTGGATAAGCTTGTGACAAAGGATTGGCCGCATGAACTGGGCGGCAGCTTGAAAGCTGATGTGGTGGCTGTGGACTCCGGCGGCCATGCGGTCTCGGAGGTCTACCAGTACGCGCGAGAGCGCAAGGCCCAAGGCGTGATTGCGATCAAGGGCCAAAGCCAGCGAAACAAACCACCGATTGGCAAGCCGAGCCGGGTTGACATCAACGCCAACGGGCGGACGTTGAAGAAAGGGGCCGTCCTATATCCCGTGGGGTCTGATACCTGCAAAACGACGTTGTTTGGCCGCTTAAAGCATGTAGAGCCAGGTGAGGGCTATTTGCATTTCCACGCAACAACGGGCGAGGAGTATTTCAAACAGCTGACGGCTGAAAAACAGGCGATCAAATTCAGAAATGGCTTTCCCGAACGGATCTGGGTCAAGAAACCAAATGCGCGAAACGAGGCTCTGGACACGTTGGTTTATTCCTACGCAGCGTTGCAGTTGCTCTACCGCAAATATGACCGCCGAACGATTTGGGATCAGCTTGAGCGCAGGCTCGAAGATTCCGAGAAGCCAAAGCTAAGATCAAGTAAGAAGCCGCAGGCCGCGGCCAGCAGCTTTGCGACTAACTGGTAGCCGTGGCGATTTCAATCCCAGCGCAAATCAGGGCCGGTGACACGGTCAAATGGCGCGTTGATGCAACGCAAGACAATTTGGGCAATGCCGTTGATAGCGGCACTTGGACGCTGACCTACTACCTAAGGACCAATACAGCAACCGAGGCTGCAACTGTTGTTGGCAGCGCTTATGGCGCCGGCTGGGAGTTGACACTTGCTGCGACCACAACGGCCGGATTTATTGCTGGCGATTGGTATTGGCAGGCGGTTGCAACGCATGGCAGCGAAAAGCTGACGCTGGGCGCTGGCAAATTAGAGGTGCTGGCTGCGCTTGAGTACAGCGGCACGCCTGTTGCTTATGACGGACGAACGCAGGCGCAGATTGATCTTGATGCTGTCCAGGCTGCAATCCGCAGCTTGATTAGCAATGGAGCCAAGCAGTACAGCATTGGCGGGCGGAGTTTTACCAAGCTCGATTTGCCTGACTTAATGCAGAGAGAAAGTACGCTTAAGGCTGAGGTAAAGCGCGAGCAGAAGGCTGCCTTGATCGCTAATGGTCTAGGCAATCCCCACAACCTGTTCGTGAGGTTCTGATGGGTCTGCGCACGCGACTATTTCGGGCTTTGGGGTATCAGCCCATTCGGCAACGTCGGCCGCGGCGTATGTATGAGGGGGCAACCATTAGCCGCTTGACCGCTGATTGGGTGGCTAGTGGCACGAGTGCCGACGCTGAAATTAATGGCAGCTTGAGCCGCCTGCGCAATCGTGCGCGGCAGTTAGTGCGTGACTCGGACTATGCGCGGCAGGCCAAGCGGGCGGTGGTGTCAAATGTGATTGGCACGGGCATCAGGATGCAGGCCCAGGTGCCAATGCAACGCGGCGGCCGCTTGGATGATCAGATCAACGGCGCCATTGAAATGGCGTGGAAGCGCTGGGGATACAAAGAGCATTGCGACGTGGCGGGCCGGCTGTGCTTTGCCGAGATCGAGCGCATGGCGATTGGCGCTATGTGCGAAAGCGGCGAGGTTTTTATCCGCATGATCCGGCAGCCGTTTGGCGGCGGCCAGGTGCCTTTTGCGCTGCAGATCATTGAATCTGATCAGCTGGACGAGACCTACAACGGTGTTAGCACCATCTCCGGCAACGAATGGCGCATGGGCGTCGAGGTTGATAAATGGGGCCGGCCTGTTCAGTACGCATTTCTGGCCAAACACCCTGGTGATGGTCCGTTCTCCGGTTCGCCCGGCAAGCGACACCTGATGCTTCCTGCTTCTGAGGTCATCCATTTGGCGATCTTGGAGCGTCCGGGCCAGACCCGCGGCGTTACGTGGTTTGCCTCTGCGATCAAGCGGATGCATCACCTGTCGGGCTATGAAGAGGCTGAGGTTGTGCGCGCACGGGCCAGTAGCGCGCTGATGGGTTTTATTACGTCGCCTGAGGGTGAGCTGGTAGGCGATGATGTGATTGACGGCGAGCGGGTTTCGTCGTTTGAGCCTGGCGTCTTTAAGTATCTGCAGCCGGGCGAGTCAGTCAGCGTGCCCAGCCTCGATGCGCCTGATGGGCAGTTTGAGCCGTTTTTGCGGGCGATGCTGCGGGCTGTTGCTGCTGGTATTGGCTGCAGCTATGAGTCGGTCAGCCGTGATTTCAGCCAGACCAACTACAGCAGCAGCCGGCTAGCGCTGTTGGAAGAACGGGAGCACTGGAAAACACTGCAGGATTACATGGTCAAGAATTTCCACCAGCCGGTCTATGCGGCATGGCTGGAAATGGCTGTGATGAGCGGCGCATTAAACCTGCCTTTGTACGAGGTGGAGCCCGATCGGTTTAAGCGCGTCAAGTGGGTGCCGCGTGCATGGGGCTGGGTTGATCCTCAGAAGGAAGTTGCCGCATACAAAGAGGCAATCCGCTGCGGTTTTAAAACGCTGTCTCAGGTTGTTGGTGAGCAAGGCGGCGATTTGGATGAATATTTGGCTGCTCGCAAAGCTGAGCTTGAAAAACTTGAAGAACTGGGCATCGCTGTTGACACCGACCCCAATGTGATGACGGCAGCCGGAAGCCTGCAACCCGCTGCGGCGGAATCGACCGATTTGCCTAGCCCTGATGTAGAAACGAGTTCTGAAGATGAGAACGGATAAGATTAAAGGAAAAGCTGGTTTGCCGATGGACACAACAGAGCTTGAGATTGAGCAGCAACCAAGCGCTGAGGTTTCTGCGGCTGATTCCGCTGAGGAACTGAATCTGCGCGATTTAGAAGGTAAGTATCAGCGTGCAGAGCTGACCACCTTTGACGAGGTGGAAGACCGGACTTATGAGTTTCCTTTTAGCTCTGAGTATCCGGTGGCGCGGTATTTCGGAAACGAAATTCTGAGCCATGACGAGAAAGCGGCTGACCTGGCCCGGTTGAACGACGCGGCTCCGCTGCTGTTCAACCACAACCCTGATCGCGTGATTGGGGTTGTCGAGCGCGCATACGTTGACGGTCAAAAACGCCGTGGCTATGTGCGCGTGCGGTTCAGCCGCAATCCGTTCGCCCAGGAAGTCCTAGGCGACGTGAAGGATGGCGTTCTTAGGAACGTCTCTTTCGGCTACTCCATCGACAAAATGGAGGAGCGTGGCGGTGGCGATTTTGTCGCTACTGCTTGGACCCCTTACGAGGTGTCCGTGGTTTCTGTGCCGGCTGATCCCTCTGTAGGGGTTGGCCGTTCCTTAGAGACCGACTCCAACGCTGCTCCGGCAGCACCTCAACCTGATCCCATTCCTGAAATGGAAAACACCACCCCTGATCTGGCAGTGGTGCGGGCCGAA